CTGTAAATTGTATATGTATGATATCGTACAAAAAAATAAATTTGTTGGATCTAAATATCCAAAACACTGAATTAAGGTACGGTACAACCAAAGATATCTTAATCCTTAAAAGTCCGATTATAATAGCCGAAAAAGATAAAGACAGTCTTATTCTAAAAATTAACAATAATTCTGATAGTCATGACAAGTTCATGAACGTGTGTGGATACATCAACACAATTTGTATTGTTAACAAAATTAAGACAGATATAATACTAAATAATACTATTATACTTAAAAAGACGAATGTTTCAAAATTTTTTGACGAAAATAAAAATAATATTAGCTTTTCAAAATTAAAAGATATACAAAAAGTTGTATGTTCATTTACGTGTTGCGATGGTTGCTTTTTAATCGAGCACTGTTTAATGATAAATTAGTTTCGTTGAAAAATAACATTTAAAATAATTCCTTTAGTGTAATACGTGTATTGTATGGGTATCATTAAAGAAAGTATTTTGGTATATCAACCAAATAAAGTAGACGAAAACGTTTTCTTTTCTAAAATAATGGACGGATCCTCAGAAATTACATTTCAAATTCCAAAAACTCAAATATATTTCGATAAGGATAAGGACAAATGTAAAATTCTTCTTGACGAAACGTCGATTTCTGAAATAGAAAATGTTTCTAAAGACATAATTAAAATTACCTCTGAAAAGAGTAAAGATTTTTTTGGGAAGGAACTAGATATTGACTCTTGTTCTGGATTGTATCGTAACGCTATTAGTGACGGAAATTTGTTGAATTGTTTTTACGGCGAAGATACATATTTCTTTGATAAGAAACAGCAAATAAATATTTCAGATATCGACAATGAAGTAAATGGTATCGTTCTGCTAAAAGGAGATGTTATAGTTTATACTAAAACCGCATTTTATATAAGATGGGAAATCCAACAGATGAAAATTAAGAAAGAAAAGAAAGAAAAGAAAGAAAAGAAAGACACGCAGGACACACCAGAACAAGATATAATGTTATCTGAATATTCTATTATAGATATAGAGGAAGATGATATTGATACAGAGAGAATAGCGAGAAAAATTAAAGAAGTAAGCTTTTTTTAATGGGTCTACATAGACTTTATCATAAAACTCTTTAATAATGTAGAAAAAGACTTAAAAAGGTATAATATTCTTTATATTATGGAAGGAGTTATAGATTGTATAAAAATAGTATCAGATGAATTAGGGGGTCACTATAAAGAAAATATATACCAATCCGCGTTGTATCTTGAAATGAATTTAAAAGGATACATTACACAAACTGAAGTAGTAGTCCCTATAATCTATAAAGGGTATTACTTAGGTTTTGAAAGAGCGGATGTCGTAGTATACGACCAAGATGGAAAAATAACCAATATTCTTGAACTTAAATCTCAAAATTCAAGAATAACTGCTAAAGAAATTATTCAACTCAGAAAATATCTTAAGAATTTACATTGTGATTGCGGTATACTTGTAAATTTTTTTGAAACGTTAGAAATATACGTAATTACTCAAGAGACAAGCCGTAAAGTGTAAAGTGACATTCTTCGTTAATGTGGTTAGCTTCAAATGTAAACTTATTAGTTAGTTTTTTAAGTTGAACTGTAAATATAGTCTCGTGGGCTTTCTTATCAGTCGGTATCTTTCTTTTTATTGGATTAAATAAGTTGTAATACTTATATAGCTTATTTAATGTCAAATTATTAACAAGATTTAACCACATATCAACCGTAGTCCGACCTGAAATCCCAAAGTCTTTTCTAAATTCCTTAATTTGTACTGTCTGATCTAAAGATCTGTATATATGTGTATATCTTAGTATATTCTCTATCATCTTAACATGATAAACACTAACTTTCTTATTTACTTTTATGATATAAGCACCTTCAACAGTGAAAACGATATGTCTTAGTGTATTTAATTTTGAGAATTGAATAACCTGAGCCATGTCTTCGCCCGATGGCCAGCCATATTTTGTGCCTTCAGATATATAGATACTCTTAGGATGGGTATGAAAATTAATTAGACCTGTAGGTGTCATAACTGAATCATTTTGACCCTTATGTATTGTATATTTAGTGGAGCCTTTTTTATCGCATACACCTTTTTTACAGACATTAGTGTCCTTGAATATTATATCTCCCGCGACTTCTGTTTTTCCGGTAGAGATGTATTGCTTGATGTCTTTTACAAATTTTGGATCCAGCGTCCATTTAACTGTTTTGCTATTAATTTTACATTCTGCAGACATGCATTTATTATAAATGTGTAAATGTTTTTATTTTTAAAAGTTTAAATTCGTAGTTTTTTAAATGTGTTTAGTAATAATATGTCTGAAACTCTGAACGTTAATGTTTTGGTAGCCGCCAAGGAAGAATACTCAAAACAACTTATAAGTTGTATTCAACACGGTATTTACGACATACTTTTGGGTATATTCGAAGATTCGCAAAAAAATAATGTAAGACTTAGTCTTTCATATTCAAATTTTCAAAAAGAACTTAAATCTGTTCCTCATTGGGCGGATTTCAAACTAGAGGAAAAATTAAATTATTTAAATAAAAAATTTCCTTATTTGATGGATTTAATTACTGCTATATTTGTTAGTCACGTTAAGATTTTAGCGTGCGTTAGGCTAACTACAGACGATAAATCTGTAAAGATTAAAGTTCCAAGCTTAAATTCTTTCTTACATAAAATTATCGTGTCATGCTGCGAGCAAATTTACTATAATCCACAGTGTATACACGACGAAAAAATTAAAATGTTTAAATTAATAAATGAAAGTATTAATGAAACTATAGCAAATCAAATCCCGATAGAATACATTCTAAGTGAATATCTTTCGGGGGCATTCGATGAACCAGAGACTAAGTATCCAGAAAATAATAATGTAATAGAATCACCTCACGAAGAAGTTGTTTCAGATGAAGAAGAAGATTTTGAACCTGAAAGTAAAGAAATACCTATAATCCCTATATCAAACCCAGTACACTCCAAAGCTGTTGAAAATATGTTAAGAAATAACGAAGAAATAAAACAGGAAGAGAATAACCCCCGAGACGATTCTATCGAGAATATAAGCGAATTAAACAATATAGACCCACAATCTGAAGTAACTGTAAATAAACAGTATGATATATCAGACGATGAATCAGATGATTCAGATGAAGAAGAATCAGATGAAGAAGATAATGAAACTGAAAATAAAGAAAATACGCTTTTTTAAGTAAAATGTAATGTAATGTAATGTTAAATGTATGTCGGGTCTTCGAGACATTCTAGAACTTCAAAAAAGGCAACATGTGCGATACAATGGGCTTAGAAATGATATACTGCGAAAAATGTCGGATAAAATTAGACACCTGTCTAAGCACGGAGAATTAAGATGTGTTTACACTGTTCCAAGTTATACATTTGGGTTCCCAGTGTATAATGTCGCTGAAATTACCACTTATTTATTTACAATTTTAAAAAATGAAGGATTCTGTGTTGTGCTTTTATCCGATGATAAAATATTTATATCTTGGGACATTAACGACATCAATGGACTAAAAAAACCTAAAATTAAAAAAAAGGTGAGTATATCAGATATAAAACCTTTGATTAATATAAATAAAATAATATAAATTTAATGGGGTGTTTATTAAGTTTACCAGAAACATCCGAACCGACCGAAGAAATTGGTTATGTTCATGGAATAGATTTCTATTTTGAAGACATCTCAGATGAAAATATACATTCAGAATTGTACTTTTTCTGCGATTAAACGATTTAAAAAATAAATCACATTATATTAAGAATGATTATACTTTCATTTGACATAGGTATTAAAAATTTAGCATATTGCATGATAGACACGGAAACAAATGATATCCTTGATTGGAACATACTCGATTGTTCAGGGACAAATGAAACACTAACAGTTATTAAAACTTTGGATCAATATAACTACATGTTAGAAGCTGATATAGTTCTTTTAGAGAAACAACCGTCTTTTAACCCTAAAATGCGAAATATATCAACTGCTTTATACGTATATTTTACTTTAAGAATCCAACATGAAAAAAATGAAAATTGTAAGATTATATTTTATCCCGCCAAATACAAGTTGATGTGTTGTAATACAAAAATTGAACACAAATCGAAATGTAAATACCGTCAAAATAAAAATTTAGGAATTGTACACACGCGGGAATTAATAAATACACATAATGACTTCTTTGAAAAGAACAAGAAAAAAGACGACCTGGCAGATTCTTATCTACAGGCTATTTCATATACCAAATTTTTTATGAAATAATCTTTTTGATATACTCAAAGGTGCAAAAAATTGAAACGTGATAGGGTAAACTTTTAATTAAGTAAATGGGAAGTCCGCGATAATAACTAAAAAACCCAGGAGTAAATCCGCTTTTTCCATCCCTGAGCCTAGCCCTTATAGTGTCTAATGGATAAAATACGCACGCGGCAACGGTTTTAGATACAGCTGTACAAATGAATACATTGAATGTATTGTTTTCTACTTTAGATTTCATGTATTCGTAAAGAGGCATCTGAATTGTAAAACTTAAATTTATAAGATAGGTCGGCAGAAGTCCGTTGTATAAAGAATTAATTGAATAATTTATCTTTTTATCAGTCTGTTTAGCCTGTCTTAAAACCCAGAACGGTGTTGTAAATGTACTTGCTGTACAACATGAGATATATGCTGATACTGGTATGGAAAAATCTTCTTTAAGTCTTTTATACATGGGGAAATAAATAGACCAAAATACAGGAATACCGATTATACCATATCCAATCCCGCGATATAAGTAATTTTTATTGTATTTAATCTCATTACCCAATTGATAATTTATTCGAATTGTATCAAGTGGACTACAAATTAATGTAGAAACTATCCCAGCCCCAAGACCCGGTAAGATTTCTTCCATTTATATTTTATATTTTATATTTTATTTTTTTAAGTGATTATAGATTCTAGAATATAATTTGATAGTTCTCCTTTAAATACCTTACCAAAATATCCACCCTGTAACCCTATTAACAATTCGTCTATTAAATATTTTTTTCTCAAATTTAACATGCTTGGGGGACCATAATATTTAGATATACTTCTTATTTTAGTGTTAATTTCTCTTTTGCGTTTGGTGTTTAATTTAATTGATTTGTCTTTAATCATAGTAAAATAGATACTTAATATAAGTTCGGTCATTCTCTTAGAACACTCTTTATTATCTAATCTAGGCGTCAAAGCACCTGGGCACCGTTTAATTAGAGCATTCGTTACGTTATCGCGCATATCGTTACTAGGTCCTAATATTATGTCATTATACATATCTTGTCTAAGTTTTTTTTTATCACCGAATTTATTATAAGAATAATGGGCTGGCGACTTTGGGGGCAACATCCTAGGATTGTATCCTCCGCAATTATTATAAAAATAATCCATTAACATCTGCTGACCAAGCACGTTGGGAAGTCCTGTACCCGATCTTGGACCAAGTGGATCATCCCCAGATGCCCAAAATTCTGGTGCACCTCCTCGTGTTTTAATACCATATCTAAACGCCCAGTCTGTTTCGCGCTCTGGTCCGGCAAGTTGTTTTTGTCTCAATGTTGCGTGAGGGCCTATACCAGGTACGGGATTGCAGTGAATAACCCACCCATTTCCTACATCAACATCCGGACCCGCCTTTCCAAACTTGGTTATTCTTTTCATAGGGGTCTTCTTTTTACGAGCACATCGCGACTTGCGTTGGGCGGCGGACAATTTCTGAACTAACTTAGGAGTCTTTGAGTCTACTTTTTTACTTGGTCGGCAATAAGCGATAGACTTTTTAGTCTTGCGTCCACATGGTTTTCTTTTGGGCCAGGCACAAGCGTCTACCCATTTTTCTTTGTACCAGCGAGATAAATTTGATTTTCCTTTTGATCCAGTGTATTTTCCTCCCTTTGATTTGTATTCTCTAACGAGTCTACCCGAATCATATGCTCCCCATCTACGTCCTTTTATAGACCTCTGAATTTTAGACTTGATAGATTCATACATTTTCTTATTAACTACATTATCAGGTAATTTGTATTTTTTACCGAAATTTAGTTCTATAACATTCTCTTCTTCTAACCAAGCAAGCGCATTATTATACCATTCATAAAGATCATCTCCAGGTCCATATGGATACCCCATTTTATTCAAAAGTTCGAGAGTATAGTCGGCCGACTGCTCTACATTAATCCCCTGCTGTCCTCGGTATTGTATATTATCGGGGTCTAATGAAACTATTTCATCTAGGACGTAACTTATTATATTATACCATATCAAGTCATCTGAAAGATCCTTTTTCGTTAAGATAGAAGACATTTTCTTTAGCAAAAAAGCAGTGTCATGTTTCAAAGGGTTTAACGCCAACCATGGTTCTCCGGAATTTGGAGTCATTTGTTCGATAGAGTATTGTTCCGGATTAAAATTAGACCCCATAGACCTTCTAATGGAATTATAAAAATCGATATTAATGGAAAGTAAAACCATCTTGAGATACCTTTTCGATTTAGTAAATTTTCTAGCTAGGTATCCGCGAGCCAACTTTTGAAGTTCTGGGGCAGCGGCATATTCAAGTATTATCTGGGCTGGGTCCCAACGTACTTTATCCGCGAGAATGTCTTTTATTTGTGCCGCGTTTTTCATTCCAAAGGACAGCTTCTTACTACCAGATATATCAGTTGGAAACTTACCTGTTTTATTGTAAACATTAAGTCTACGTTTGTAGTCGGCAAGACTGGCTTTAAGACTTGGTTTGTTCCAAAGTATGTACATAGACAAATAACCGGGTTTCATTGGGTCTTTAGTACGAAGGTCTTTATTATGACGTGAAATGTATCTCTCGCGGCGCTCTTTGTCTTTATGAATTGTAAAGTCAGACATCCCAGCGGCGCCGAATTTACGAGTGTACGTCTTTCCATTTTTTTCGAATACTATTTCATACTTCTTAGAATTTCCCTTAAGTTTTTTAAAACTTTTTACTTTTATCATTTAAAATATATCTATATTTTATTTTAATCACAATACAAACATTACTTCTTAAAAGTATGACTTCAGGTTCCAAATAGGTATATTACCGGTGTCGCAAAATATAGACATTTTATCAACGTAATGTCTACAATCGTATATACCAAATATGTACTTTTTATTTATAATACACGAGTAAGTTTCTATTTCTTGAAAAGTTTTTTCAGTTGAACCCAGTATTACGTCTTTTTTAATTACAAATGGTTCATTTTTAAAAAAGTTTTCAAGTATATAACGGAATTGTTCATTAAATTCGGGATCGTATAAATTTGGATACAGTCTCTTGATATTTTTACCGTTTTCATTATTAATATCTGAGGTTACGCAAGTATTATTTTCATTAAATGCCCTAAAATCATAACGAACTCTTTTAATTGGTGTTTTAAAAGATATACCAGTGTGAGTTATACCACCCGGAATTTTTTCCAAATGAAGTATAACATTTTTTGAAAATACATTAAAGGCCAGACTTAACAGATAAAATATCATTCATTATATAATGTACTATATATAATAATTATATTTAAAATCATCCGTGATTCTAATTTGCCTTATTATAGGTCCAGATATCAACATGACCATTTATTAAATTTCTTTTTTCAAATGAAAAGTCTTCCATTAGTTTGTCTATAGTTGAAATGTAATCTAATGTATAAGGTTCGCCTGCTAACATCATCTTAGACGGTTTATAATCTGTAGAGATGTCAACGATAATTACTTTATTCGAAGATATTCTAATAGCGTTATTAAGAATTTTCCTGTGACCTTCTTCTGGTATTTCATGAAAAGCGAACATGCATGTAACTATATCATATTCTCTATCTTTACCGTAAGTTTCTGCGTTTCCATATATATAATTACTCCCGGGATTAAATAAACTAGAATATCTCAACATTTCCTTAGATGTATCAACACCTGTTTGTCCAGGTTTGGTGGAAAACCCTGTTCCGCAACATAGATCGCATATGCTACCATGCATTTCTTCGTATATCTGTTTTCTAATGTCTACCCCAGAATAAGCCTTTTTGTCTATAAGTTTTGTAAATAAAGGTGTGGCCGCCGCGTGAAGGTTACCCAACATACCGGTATTACCTAGATTATGAATTGATGGGTTATACCAGTAAGGATGGTTTAATGAAAAAATAAATGTATTAATTAAGGCTATCATACTTTATGTATTCTAAAGTAATATATTGTAATATTATTTATTTTTAAGTAAATTTATTTATATTATGAGGGGATAAATAAGAATCTTTACACACTTTACGTGTATTACCAAGTTCATTTGCGGTATAATCTATACCTTGTATTATTTGTTTTTTTCTTTCCTTCTCTGTCTTACCCAATCTTACCCTTTTCATAAACTTTAAAAAAATTTGGTTTGCTCTATATGTACGCACGTCTTTACATGTTATATTTGAATTAACTTTATTACGTAGAAACGTGTTTAAATCGGTACTTGGTTATACATTTTCCTTCAGAGTCGTAAAATAAATTAGGTCCCTTAATTTTTTTGACGCGATTTATAAAATTTAAACTTTTTTCTGATGTAATGGTTTTAGCGTGTTGGATACCCTTTTTTCCTATAAAAGTTAATTTATTACCGTTAAGGTGACTTTTAAGCATGGTCGTTATACCGTAGGAACCGTTTTCCTTTTTATACATTTCATTTCCAACACGGATATTCATATCTTCCATTATTTTAATAACGTTAGCTATTACGCAATCTCTAGAAAGATCCTTTTTTTTAATAAAATTATTAATTACTCTAGAGTAATGATCGTAATTAAAATTTTTCATCTTATTAAATTTAGCCTTCTTTGACTTCTCGGTCCAATCTGAATGATAAATATATTGTTTTCTACCTTTTAAGTCATAACCAGTAGCCTGAATCTTTGAATTTTTAGACCCGTCTATTTTAACTAATGTCCACATAGGCGGTATTCTTAATTTTTTAATTCTTTCAAGATCTTCCTGAATTTTAGTACTGTATACAAAACCAGATTTAGTTTTATGTCTCGTTATGTACATTCTTAATAATTTAAGGATATTTTTAATTTAGAATGTATAATTACAATAAGTAATTAATAAATATAGAGTTATATAGGATAAAATATAACTTAACTAAATAAATGTCATTCTGGAATATCGCCCTGGTAGATTCGTCTGCTAGCATGACTTCAAATCAGAATTCTGTTAGCAAAGGTATTATTGATCTTTTCAATGATCAACGTGATAATACAGATCGTTTTACATTTATAACATTTAACACGATAGTTAAAAATATAGCCGACGCAAATTTCAACGAAATTAATTGTGAAGACATTATTAATTCAATATTAAACGTAGGTTTAACTGCGCTATACGACGCAATTGGTCATGTATACAAAATGATTATCGCCGAAAATTTTAAAAATGTTTCTCTTACGATTATAACTGATGGTTATGAAAATTCAAGTAAAATACATACTTTAGTTTCTCTCAAAAACCTTAGGGAAACAATCGACGAGATGTGTAACTTGAATGTATCATTTATATGTGAAAACGAACACGACTTAAAAAACAATTCAGCGATTATTTCACATGCAAACGAATCACTCGAAATATCCGGCGATTACGTAGAGGCCTTTAGAAATATTTCTAGGTCAATGTCATACTCGAGACCCCCAAGTGTTAATCAAATTTATTCAATCGGAAATGAAAATGAAAATGAAAATGAAAATGAATCAATGTCTGAACCAATTGTTAAGAGGCAAAATTCTTACGCTGAAAAAAAAAGACCCCGTTTGTTC